TGTTACTCAAAAAGATGTATCGGCATCTTCTTCGGCAGGTAAGTTCGCAATTTTAAGTTTAGTTGCTAGACCCTATGGTGGTGTCTTTAATGTAAAAGACAGAGTCTTATCAAGTGAGGGGTAGAGTACTATTATGTATCCTTATCCTTTAAAATTTACTGAATAAACAGATTTAGAAATTGGAGCTGAAGCAGACTCGTCAGGAGGAACAGTTACCGTTTCTGCTGCTTTGGATTTATTATTAATACAAAATAGACCTTATCCTGAGTAATTATGGCAGAGAAGCAAAGAAGAAAAGCTAAAAACATACCGAGAACAACTAAGGGTAAAGGTGCAAATTACCGTCCTACTAAAAAGGGTGCTGGTATGACCAAAAAGGGTGTTAAAGCTTATAGAAAAGCTAACCCCGGTTCAAAACTCAAAACAGCCGTTACAGGCAAAGTTAAAAAAGGTAGCAAGGCTGCAAAAAGACGTAAGTCTTATTGTGCAAGGTCACTTGGGCAATTAAAACGTAGCTCTGCTAAAACAAGAAATGACCCTAATTCAAGAATTAGGCAAGCAAGAAGAAGGTGGAAGTGTTAAATGCCATTAGCTAAAGGTAAAAGTAAAAAAGCTATAAGCAAAAACATCGGTATACTTAGAAAAGAGGGTAAGCCAAGAAACCAAGCTATTGCTATTGCACTAAGCAAAGCAAAAAAAAGAAGAAGAAAGAAAACGAGGTAATCATGGCTAAATCAAAAACACCAGATAACGTAGCAAATCCATCCCTATACGCAAAAGCTAAGGCCAAAGCTAAGGCAAAGTTTGACGTATATCCTTCAGCTTACGCAAATGCTTATATGGTTAGTGAATACAAAAAAATGGGTGGCAAATATAAAGGTGCAAAAAAGGCTGCTACAGGCGGTATTATTGAAAAAGGTAATGGTGGTTTTATAGCAAGAGGATGTGGTGCTGTAATGGAGCCTAGAAGAAAGGTCACTAAAATGCGTGGTAGATAATGGGTTTAGGTAAGTGGTTTTCTGAAGAATGGGTTGACATAGGTTCGCCTAAAAAAGGTGGAGGCTACGAAAAATGCGGTAGAAAAAAAGCCAAAGGCTCTAAAAGAAAATATCCAAAATGTGTTCCAAAGGCTACCGCAAACCGCATGTCTAAAGGTGAAAAGCGTTCAGCTGTAACAAGAAAGAGAGCTAAAAAACAAGGTGTTGGCGGTAAACCAACTAATGTAAAAACCTTTACAAAAAAAAAGTGATAACACAAAAATTAGTAGAACAAGAGGTTCGTGATTGGTCAAAAGAAGTTTTAGAAACAGATGACCATATATGCCCATACGCAAAAAAAACATGGGAATCAGATAGGGTTGATGTTGTACTATCTAAGTGTGAATATTGGTCTGATTTTGTAGAAATAAGCCAAAACTTTCCTATAGACAAAGACGTGATTATATATTGTGACCTAAACATGGATATTGATGCACCAAACTTTGACAGCAGAATATCTTTGCTTAATAACTTCTTAAACCCCAAAAACTTATGGGTAATGGGTTTTCATCAAGACCATGAAGAAAAGACAGTAGTACCCCAAGAGGATTTTGAGCCACATTTTGCAGATAGCTATAATATGATTTTTATGCAAAAATTAGATGAATTAAATAAAGCATCTGAAAGATTAGAAAAAATAGGTTATTATAAGAATTGGAATCGCGAAGATTACCAGAACATTTTAAATAGAAGGAGCAAATAATGGCTAAATTAAAAGGATTAAAAAAATTAGTAGGCAGCCTATCTAAAAAAGATAAAGCTGAGATAGCCAAATCCATGAAAGAAAGTAACGCTGTCAAAATGGCAGGTGGCGGTGCGGTACCTAAGTCAGGCGTACAAAAATTTATGATGGGTGGCGGTGCTAAATCAGGCGTTAAGAAGTTTGGTAGAGGCGGTATGTCAGGTAAATCAGGCGTTAAAAAGCTTGGTAGAGGCGGAAAGCTTAAGAAGTAAATTATGGCAGTTTCAGGCTCAAAAGACTTTGAATTAGATGTAGCTGATTACATTGAAGAAGCATTTGAACGATGTGGCTTAGAGCTTAGAACGGCTTACGACTTAAGAACTGCAAGAAGAAGTCTTAATTTATTACTTGCTGAGTGGGCAAACCGTGGTTTAAACCAATGGACCATACAAGAAAAGACTATTGCTATGGTGGAAGGCACAACAACTTATAACGTAGATTCTTCTGTTAGCACAGCGGCTATTGATGTGCTAGATGCTTTTGTGAGACAAACTGTAAACTCTGAAAACTCAGACATACAGATGACAAGACTTTCAAGAAGCGAATATTCTGCTGTACCGAATAAATCTACACAAGGACAGCCACTTCAATTCTTTGTAGACAAACAAATATCACCAACAATCAGCGTGTACCCTACACCTGATGAAACAAGCAAATACACAATACATTTAAACGTGTTAACTAGAATGGATGACGTAGATGCGGCAACAAATACCTTGCAAATGCCGTTTAGGTTTTATCCTTGTTTAGCTGCAGGTCTTGCATACTACATATCAATAAAGAAAAACCCTGAAAGAACAGGCTTACTAAAACAAATATACGAAGAAGAGTTCCAAAGAGCTTTAGATGCTGATGAAGATAGAGCATCATTCAGAATCACGCCTGATATTTCAAATTACAATATTGCATAATGGCTTTTGCTTCTAACAAAAACGCTTATGGTATTTGCGATAGGTGTGGTTTTAGATACGGCTTAAAGGAACTCCGCAAAGAATGGAACGGTTTAAAAACCTGTCCAGAGTGCTATGAAACCAAACATCCACAGCTAGAGCCTGTTACTAATGTAGCAGACCCACAAGCAGTAAGAGAGCCAAGACCTGATATAAGTGTTTCGCCAACGAGTTTCATTGTATATACTAATTATGATTTAGGTATTATAGGTACAAAGCTAACAATACCTGACAGCATGACAAGTGCTTTAGGTACAGTTACAATAACAACATCATGAGTTTTACATTAGCTACATTAAAAACTGCGATACAAGACTACTTAGAAACAGATGAAACAACATTTGTTAATAATCTAAATACTTTTATTCAACAAGCAGAAGAAAGAATACTCAAAGCAGTACAAATACCTGACCAAAGAAAGAATGTATCAGGTAATGTTTCGCAAGATAACAGATTTTTAAGCACACCAAACGATTTTTTAGCACCATTTTCTTTGGCTGTTATAAGTTCTAACAACTATGATTATTTAGATTTAAAGCATAATTCTTTTATTAAAGAGTACGTTTCTGATACAACAACAAGAGGCAAACCAAGATACTACGCCATATTTGACCAAACAACATTTGAAATAGCTCCTGTTCCTGACGCAAACTATTCTATGGAGCTGCATTATTTGGCTAAACCTGTATCTTTAACTGCAGGTAGTGACTCAGGTACAACATATTTATCAACAGAAGCACCTGACACCCTGTTATACGGTTGTTTATTAGAAGGTGCAATATTTTTAAAACTAGACCCTGCAGATATTGGCTTATACGAAGCTAGATTTAAAGAAGGGTTATTACGACTTAAGAACCTAGGAGAAGGACGAGATACTAGGGATGAGATGAGGTATGATTCACTAAGAACAAACGTAACATAAGTTTCAAATAGAGAGAGAGAAAATGAAACCAATAAAAAAACTTAACGGTAAAACCGTTGCCATTGTTGGACTAGGTAAAAGCTGGTTTGACTATAATATGGCTAAATCGCATAGCGTACACTTTGATGAAGTGTGGGCTATAAACGCAGTAGCTTCTGTAATATTTCACGACAGAGTATTTATGATGGACCCACCAAGCAGGTTCCTAGATACACAAGATGCAGGCGGACAAACCGATTGCATGAAAGAGCTGTTGACAAATCATAACAAACCAATATATACCTGTCAGAACGATGCAAGATGTAAAAATCTTATTGAATATCCAATAGAAGAAATAGTAAAAGCAACCAACTGTCATTATCTAAACAACACTGTGGCTTATGCTGTAGCCTTTGCGTATTGGAACGATGTATCAAACATAAAGCTATTTGGTATAGATTTTACATATAAAAACAATTTATATTTTGCAGAAGCAGGTAGGGCTTGTGTAGAATTTTGGCTAGTTAAGTGTATGGAAAAGGGCATACAGGTAGAAGTAGCATCAAGCAGTTCTTTGCTAGATACTAATATACCCGGACAACAAAGATTATATGGCTACCACAGGCTTGCAGACCCATACATACCTGTAGCAGGTAAAGATGGCATGGAAGTAAAGAAAATGAGTGAACTTAAAGTACAGAAAAAACAAATACTGCCACAAATGGCAGATAGGTATGATAGTCATTTACAACCACCGGAGCCTGAAAAATGGTAATGAAAATAACACCTGACGGAGTACCTGAGCTTGGTATGGTTGAAGTTGCTACTACTAAGTTTGGCGGTCATCCACCTGAGTTTTGGGCAGAACAATTAACGGATAAAATAGTGGGTGTATCAGACGATAACCCAGAACATGTAAAGGCACAGGCTAGAGCTTACAGAGATTTAATTTACGAAGTATGTTTGATATATATTAAAAATGCTATAAAATCTTATAAAGCTACCTTAATTCAGGATTTGTCTGCAGGAGGTAGTGAGGATTTAGCAAAAATAATAAAAGGTATTTAATATGGCAATAACATCTACTCTTACAACAAGCTTTAAAGTAGAGCTTTTGACAGGAACACACAACTTTACCAATTCTACTGGAGACACCTTTAAGTTAGCTTTGTATACAAGTTCAGCTACCCTAGGTGCTACAACAACAGCTTTTACTACTACAGGAGAAGCTAGTGGCACAAACTATACCTCAGGCGGTGCAAACCTTACTAACGTAACTCCGTCTTCTACAGGTACAACTGCTGTTACTGATTTCAGTGACTTAACTTTTAGTACAGCTACAATTACAGCTAGAGGTTGTATGATATATAACTCAAGTGATTCTAATAAATCTGTAGCAACAATTGACTTTGGTGGAGACAAAACATCCACAGCAGGTGACTTTACTATTGTATTTCCTGCTAAAGCGGCTTCTACAGCTATTATAAGAATAGCTTAAAAGATGAAACATGCCGTTTGCAAAGTTTCAATTTAAAGCAGGAATAGATAGAGAGGGAACAAGCTACACCAATGCTGGAGGTTGGTTTGACGGTTCTCTTGTTAGATTTCGTAAAGGTTTTGTAGAAAAAATAGGTGGATGGACAAAGTTCATATCATCTACTTTTGTTGGCACAGCTCGTAATTTATTTCCATGGATTTCTTTAGAAGGAAACAAATATCTTTTTGTTGGCACTCATAAAAAAGCATACATAATAGAAGGTAACGGTATCAATGATATTACGCCTATTAGAAAAAATACCACCAACAGCGTAACTTTTGCAGCAACTGACGGCTCTGCAACAATAACAGCAACTGATTCGGCTCATGGTGCTGTAATAGGTGACTTTGTTACTTTTAGTTCAGCAGTATCGTTAGGTGGGAATATAACAGCAGAAGTATTAAACCAAGAGTATGAGATTGTTTCGGTGCCGACTGCTAACACTTATACCTTTACAGCTACTGCTACTGCTAATAGTAGCGATACAGGTAACGGCGGTAGTGCTACAGATGCAGCTTATCAACTTAATGTTGGTTTAGATTTCTTTGTACAATCAACAGGTTTTGGTTCTGGTAGTTGGGGTCAAGGTGCTTATGGTGCATCTACAAGCATTTCATTTACAAACCAATTAAGATTATGGTCGTCTGACAATTTTGGTGAAGATTTAATATTACACCCTAGAGGCGGTGGTATATTTTATTGGGATGAATCAAACGGTACAACTACAAGGGCTGTAAACATTACATCTCTATCAGGTGCTAACTTAGCACCAACCGTAGGATTACAAACTATAGTTAGTGATATTGACAGACACGTTATTGTACTAGGTGCTGACCCAATAGAAGGTGGTGTTAGGTCAGGAAGTTCTGACCCAATGCTTGTTGCTTTCTCAGACCAAGAAACTATTACCGAATGGGAACCACAAACTACTAACACAGCAGGTTCTGTCAGATTATCAGCAGGAAGTGAAATACGAGGAGGTCTAAGAGCAAGACAAGAAATACTTATTTGGACTGATACATCTATGTATAGCATGCAGTTTGTTGGACCACCGCTTACATTTGCAGTTAATTTAATTAATGAAGGCACCGGTATGATTGGACCTAATGCAGCTATTAACGCACCTAACGGCGTATTTTGGATGGGTGATGATGGTTTTTACTCTTATACAGGTTCGGTACAAAAACTGCCTTGCAGTGTCTTAAGCTATGTACAAGAAGATTTAGACCTAGGACAAGCCTTTAAGGTGTTTGCGGTATTAAATAAAGAATACAATGAGGTTTGGTGGTTTTACCCAGCTGAAAGCGATGGTACAGAAGAAATATCAAGGTATGTTATTTACAATTACTTAGAGGGCGTATGGTCTATCGGTCAATTAGTAAGAACTGCTTGGATTGACCAAAACGTGTTTGGTAAGCCATTAGCTACAGCAAACAATTACATATATAACCAAGAAGACGGTGATGACGCTGACGGTTTTCCTATGGATGGTGTCTTTATTGAAAGTTCAGACTTTGATTTGCAAGAAGGTAACAGCTTTACTTTCATAAGAAGAATGATACCTGATGTTAAATTTTACGGCACCAATGTTGAATCCGGAGTTCCACAAATAAACATGTTGCTGAAAACTAGAAATGCACCAAGCGATTCGTTAACAACGAGAGCTACTACAGACATATCAAATAACACAGACCAAGTACATGTAAGAGCAAGAGGTAGACAAGCTGTACTGAGATTACAAAGTGATGATGATGCTGCTGTTGATAACAGAACAGGTTATAAGTGGAGACTTGGATATACAAGGTTAGATATAAACCCTGACGGTAGAAGATAATGGCTAAGCTTTTACCAAGTAGGCTGCCTTTAGCAATGCAAGAGGTAAGCCCTGAGGTTTTTAATAGGCTTGTAAGGGTTTTAGAAATTAATTTAGGTCAGTTTGACCCAAATAGAACACCTAGGTTTAACGCTACAGAAGTAGCAGAATTGAATTTTTTACAAGGTGATGTAATATGGAATACAACGCTGGACGTATTACAGGTATATAGTGGCAATAGTTGGATAGATTTGATAGAGAATCCAAATACTGCAGGTTATGAAGCCACCACAAGCTTAGGCACTGTTTCAGTGATTACAGGTGGCGACATATCAGTTAACATAACATAGGAAGCAAAATGGCAGATTTAAGAGAAAGAATAAATAATTTACTAAAAAATGTAGAGTCAAATCAAAGACCTATGCGTTTTCAAGAAGGCGGTATGGCTGAGATGCCACAAGAAAGCGGTATGGCACAAATGTCGCAACAAGAAGGTATGGCTGAAATACAAATGTCTAAAGAACAAGCTATGCAAGAGATATTTATGCCCTTGGTTGAAGCAGGATTTGAAGCAGAGGTTATGGCTATACTCAACAACCCACTTGATTCAGAGATATCAAGACAAGCTGTAGAGAGATTAATACAGGTATTAAGTCAAGAGCCTGACTTTGATATGGATGACTTTATGATGGCGGTTTCATTAGTAGCACCACAATAAGCTTATGTTGGCACAAACCAAGCCTGAATTAGAGTATGAGCTTAAAAATCTTTTACTTGGCTTTGCTTCAGATTGGTTTGTAGAAAAAGAAACACTAGCTAAAACCAAAGAAACATTGCCTATATTAGGTGACTTTTATAATGAAAAGCTAGATTCACTAGACAACCTTCCTTTAAATAATATCATCAAAGAACCGTTAAAGGATGTGCATACAGTACCTTTATTCTCACAAGAGTTTTGTACTTTATTAATTGATGAAATGCACAATATGACCAAACACTTTGCCTTTGAGCCAAATCAAGAAGAGGATGAATTAAGACAAATACCAGAGATTGTTTTATATGAAAAGTGTCCACAGCTATATCATTCGCTAATGCAGGTGGTTGATAGGGTTATTAATCCAATATTGCTAAGCATTTGGAATAGGTGTGTTACAGGTGGTAACATACAGATAGCTAATTATAATTTAAAAGATAAAAAACAAGGAGCATGGCATCACGATGCTAGTTCCGATATAAGTATAGTAGTACCCCTGAATACAGGAGATTATGAGGGCGGTGGTACTGAGTTTATGCGAAAAGGAATTGTTGAGCCTTTGCCTACAGGCAATGCTTTAATATTTCCAAGCCTAACTCACATGCACAGAGGACTGCCTGTTAAAAGTGGAGACAGGTATTTGTTGGTTTTTTGGCTTGTATGTAAAGACGAGACAAGAGATTATATGAAAGAATTTATGTAAAGAGTTGGTAAAACCTACAGAAAATAGGGTAAAATTTTGAAATGATGAATAGAATTGACAACAGCGGCCAAGGAATAGCAAGACTAGGCAGAAATGAAGATAACTATTTAGCACACGTTGCAGCAGGCGAAATGGTGGTTCCACCTGTAATTACGCCTGAAACAAGACAAAGACTAGAAAGAGAAATGATGCAAGTGGGCTTAGACCCTAATGAGTATACTGTCGGTAGCGAGATGTCAATTAATCCAATTACAGGTAATCCTGAATTTGGTTTCTTTAAAAAAGTTGCAAAAAGTCTTAAAAAGGTTGTTAAAAAAATAGCACCTGTTGCAGCAATTATACCCGGACCGTGGCAACCTTTTGCTGCTGTTTATCAAAAAGGTAGTGCCGCATTAAATATTGCTAAGGGTAAAGGCGGTATTGGTGACTTAATGACTGTCTTTGCAGGTGGTAGTCAAAAAGTATTTGGTAAAGACGGTGCTTTACAATCTATTAAATCAGGTGGTTTCAAAAACCTTGGTGGTGGCTTTAAAAAAGCTTTAACAGGTATAGGCAGTATTGATGGTAAGTTTAAGCCATTTGAGTACGGTAAAAGAATGGCAAAACAATATAAAGATGACCAAAAACAAGGTTATTTCGGTTTGTTTAGTGGTGGCGACCAACCTGTAGACTATATGGGTGGCGAAGGCATGATGGATGTTAGCTATCAGCCAAGTTCAAGTGATATGCCTAGTCCTGAAGAGATGGACTTTATAAGTAAAAACTACTCTATCAAGGGTGAGTCAGGCATGCTTGCAGATAAAGACGGCAATCTTTTTACTCCTGACCAAGTATTACAACAGATTAGAGGCACACAAACACAAACAAGTGGTGGATTGCGTGATTTCTTTGGAGGTCTAGTTAGTGGCGGTGGAGCTGACAATGTTGGCAACTACGGAGTGCTAGGAGACTTATTGGGTGGATTTACCGACAAGTTAGGTATTACAAATTATGGTGGAGACAAGCAAGAAAACAAAGGCGGCGGTTTAGGTAACTTAGGTATTGCAGGACTAGCAGGCTTAGTTGGTAAATTAGCTTATGAAGAAGCCAAAAAGAATAAGGGCGTACCATTAACACCACTTACAACTATGGACCAACTTGGCAGATATAACATAGCTGCTGAGATAGCAAGACAAAAAGGCGAAGCAATGCCTAGTAGAGTTGAATACGGCTTAACAGGCGAAGGTATGCCTGTATTAGAAGGTGGTAAGCCAAGACAAGCAGCAATGGGTGGTGCTATATACAATCAAGCAGACGGCGACCATAACGGTATTATGGCTTTTGCAGAAGGTGGTGTTGTAGAGATGAAAGACGGTGGAAAGCCACCAATAAATCCTGCAGACTTTCCACCGAAAGACGGACAAATAGATGGCCCGGGAACAGAAACATCGGATGATATACCTGCAATGTTATCTGACGGTGAGTTCGTAATGACAGCTAAGGCTGTTAAAGGTGCTGGTTCGTTTGATATGAACACAAACAACGGTATCGTTACTCTAACTCCTAACGGCGACCCAAGTCGTGACGGCGGAACAAGAGTAATGTATAAATTAATGGAACACTTTGGGAGCATGGCATAATGGCTGAAGAACAAGGACCTATTGCCTTAGACGTACAGCAGCAGTTTAGAACGCTAGACCCTGCTACAAGAGAATTATTCTATGGCTCTGGAATACCGGGTACAGAATCATACAGACCCGGTTTTTTACAACAAGCATTTCAGGCTAGTAACAGGTCGTTTTTTGATGCGGAAGGTAATCCAATTGTTGCAGCACAGCAAGTTGCAGGATTATCACCTGACCAACAAAGAGCTATACAGCTATCAAGAGAAGCCACAGGCATACAGACTCCGTATTTAGAAGAAGCAGGTGGTGCCTATAGAGCAGGACTACAAGACCTTTTTAGTGGTACAGACACAGCGAGAGGGCTTGGTAGAGAAGCTTTAGGTGCTGTTGCAGGTGGTGTAGGACAAGCACAAGGCTTCAGAGAGCAAGGTTTAGAATCCCTATTCGGTGGCTTAGGTGAAGCTTCAGGTATCGCTAGAGGAGCTGAGAGAGAGTTTGGTAGAGGTTTGGGTGAGGCTAGTGACTTTTTAAGAAGGGGTGGCACAGGTAGATTTGACCCAAGCATGACTCAACAATTCTATGACCCATACGAACAAGCCGTTGTTGACCAAACAAGAAAAGACATTATGGAAGCCGGTGCAAAAGAAGATATTGCAGCCAGAGCTTCGGATATTGGTAGAGGCGGTGAATCAGCTTTTGGTTCACGAGCAAGGCTAGGAGCAACAGAAAGACAAGAAGCCTTAGGAAGAGGCTTAGGTGAAGCCCTAGGCGGTATAAGAAGCAGAGGTTTCCAACAGGCACAACAGGCTGCAATGGGTGAATTTGGCAGACAGCAACAAGCTTTAACCGGGCTTGGTGGTAGTTTAGCTAATGTAGCCGGACAAAGAGCAGCAGGCATGAGGGGACTTGGTTCTACTCTTGCAGGTTATGGTCAAGCAGGACAACAGGCATTATCACAAGCAGGACAACAAGCTTTAGCAGGTCAACAGGCACTCGCAGGTCAATTTGGACAGCTTGGTGGCACAGAAGCCCAGATAGCACAACAAAGGCAACAAGCACAGTTTGGAGCAGGTTCTGCTATGCAGGGACTAGGAACACAAGCACAACAAGCCGCACAAGCTGATATACAAAGGTCATTAGGAATAGGTGGATTAACACAAGGACAACAACAAGCACAGCTAGACGCTGCTAGAGCAAACGCTATGCAATATCAAATGGCACCGATGCAACAAATGCAATCGTTACTACCGTTTGTACAAACAGTTCCTGCAGGATTTAGTCAAACAGCTACAACATTTGGCGTGCCACCTTCAGCTTTACAAACAGGCTTAGGTGCAGGATTGAGTGCTTTGGGTGGCTTAGGAAGTTTCTTTAATCCGTCACAGACTAATTACTATGCACAACCAACAGGTACATAATGACAATAAGCAGAATGGGCATATCTTCGTTAATGGGCTACCAAGAAGGCGGTGACGTTGATGCAAAAAAAGATACCTTTGATACAAGTTTTGACAAATATCAAAGCAGACTATCTGCATTAAGAACGCCATCACAACCTGTAAGTTTTTATGACGTAGCAAGTAAACTTGGTGCTGGATTATTGGCACAACAAGCAGAAAAATTCCCATCTATAGGTCGTGGCTTAGGTATGGGCTTTCAATCATTAAGTGAAGAGATAGCTAAAAGAAGAGAACAAAAACGTAAAGAAGAAGAGGCTGTAGCAATGAAAGCTATGGAATTAGCTATTACCGATGAAAGGCAAGCACAAAAATATTTGAACGATTATGCCTTGAAGATGATTGATATGGCTAATAAAGACATTAAGACTATTACGCTTGATACGTCAATGTTAGTAGATTCTGTTGGTCCAGATGGTAAACCTATTATAAACACACAAACCGGTGTTCCTTTTAGAGACAAAACAACATTAAAAGCAAACGACCCCTACATAAATGAGCTGTTAGGATTTGGTGCCGTTGTATTAGATAAAGCAAGCACTAATATTAACTTACAGGGTGCAGGTAACGAGCTTGACAAAAGACGTGCTGCAAATATTGCAGACGCTGAAGCTAAGTGGCAAGAAGAAGCTGATGCAGCAACTGCTCTGCGTGACCAAGTGGGTATTGCTAGAAGCTTAGCTCAAGAATTAGGACCTGATGGTTTTGGTGCTACAGAAGACTTAACGATGGGTATGAGAAATATAATAGCAGGTTTAGGTTTTGATAATTTGGTTGACGTAGATAAACTTGCTACACAACAAGCCTTGACACAAACAAGTATTGGTTTTGTTATGGCTTTGGTTGGTAAAACCAAGGGTGCTATATCTAACAAAGAAATGGAAATATTTTTTGCAGCTTCACCAACACTAGGTTCAACCTATCAAGGTTATATGGAAATGCTGGGTTATATGGACAGAATTGCTGAGCTTACAGAAAAATACAATGCAGAATGGCAGGCAAAACAAGTAGAACTACAAGGTAAATCTATTTCTGAAATAAATGCTGAGTTTGCTAAGTTTAAAAAAGAGTTTAAAGAAAAACCTGAAAACAAATTATTTCAGACAGATGCTGAAAAGCAACAACTTGAAAGCATTGCTGACAAAGATACCTATAACGAGGTAAACAGTAATTATTTGCGTATACAAAGACAGGTGCAAGACGAACAACAACAAGATTCAATGGCTAAACTTAAAGCTGACATAATGACAGAAATGGCAGACGCTAATACCACACCTGAAAGAAAAGAAGAATTACAGCGTCTATTAGACCAGATGGGTGAATAGATGGCACAGTCATACGAGGAAAGATTAGCCGCCTTAAAAAAGGAAGAAGAAAAGAATCAGGAAATAAGTTCTGATTATATTTCTAAAACTATTAAGTCTAGCCTTTTTTTTGATGAAGATTCTGAAATAGATTATTTAGCAAGCCAAAGATTTCCTAACGACCCATTGGCTCCGTACCGATATATTTACATAGATAATGATTTGTATTACGAAGACCCCAAAGGTGACTTTAAGAAAAACGGTGTTAGATATTCAAAAGAATTTAAGTTACCAACAGATGCAGGTGTTTTAGGTAATTTTAGTAATAAATACATATATCCCAACATAGTACCTGCAGGTACTTTTGCTGCTGATTTATACGGTGGGCTAAAGGGTGCTAAAGAGGGTTTCAAGCAAGGTTTAAGAATGGTCGCTAAATCACCTATACCAGTAACTAAAAATCCATTGGTTGCAGGGCTTACCGTTTTAGGTACTACTGCTGCAGGCGGTTTTGGTGGAAATTACTTAGCAGGTGGTGGTGCTAGAACTATTAGAGAGCTAGGTATAGAGGGTTTTTACAATTTACCACCTGAAGAAGTATCGGCTGCACATAAAGATTTATTAATATCTAGTGGCTTCTCAGCCATACCTTTTGGTGCTGGGCCAACAAGACAAATCATTAATAAATTTACAGGCAAAGAAGATACGCTTAATTATTTGCTGAACTTAAGAAAAGGTGAATCAGAAATTATAGATGAAGCAAGAAAGCTTGGCTTTGAACTTACGCCTGCAGAAGCTTCGGCTATTGGTACTAAGGCTAGAAGTATTCAGCATTTCTTGAATAGACAGGCTGATACCGAAAAAATATTTAACTTTTACAATAATAGAAACGCAAGAATAAGAGAGGCTATAACCAACTTTGCAGACGGTCTTGGTAATGTAAAAGCAACTGATGATATAGGTAGAGTCATACAAGAAATATCACAAAAGGCTTTAGACGATATTCATGCATCTAGAAAGGCTAGAGCTAAGGTTATATATGACCAGCTAGAAAATGCACCTGAACGCATACAGTTTGATGCAGACAGCATTGTAAAGATGATAGACAGTAAGTTGGCCAATAAAAGATTAGACCCTGATGTTAAAGCAGGACT